TTGTTGCGCTTGGCTTGGAAGTAGAGACCACGGCCAACGCGAGGATCAGGGATAACGATGTCGAGGAGAGGCATTCCAGCGGCCTCAGAGAGGTCGAGGCGGAAAGCGTCATCTTCGTTTTGGAGTTCGACGAGCGCGTCATCGAGCATATCCAACGAGAGGTAAGCGATCTTGTTCAGATCGGCAGCGGCGACTTTGACACGGATGTGGCAGAGATCGTAGCCAGACTCATTGTTGGTCGTATGCTCAGGGATGAACCAAGCGGCGTCATCGAGGAGTCCGCAATAGACACCATCATCGTTAACGATACCGACCCACTTGTGGCCTGCACCGCCGATGTAGTTGGCGCGGAGGAATTCCTCATGGACATTCTTGGTGATGCGAGCATTCGACTCCTCAAACTGAAGGATTTCTTCAGCGGGGAAGAGGCGATAGAGAAGGCTCTCAACGCAAATCCAGTCGGTGGTCATCTCTTTACGGAGAAGCTCGAAAGTGTAGCTTTCCGTGCCGGGACGCTGAATGACTTCGGGTTTGCTGTCGCAGGAGTCCGTGTTGCAGTAGGTGTCAACGATCTTGCGGAACGGGCTGCAAGGATCATAGAAACCACGGCCAAAGCGGAAGCCTTTTTGCTCGGTGGTGTGATTGAGGGGCCATGCTTGCTCCTCGAAACGGGTGAAGTAGGTCCAGTTCGTGACGAGCTTCTTAACATAGAGGTCGTTGAAATATTCGCGGCCCTCGCGGAAAAAGCTGTCAATCTCGGCACAACTATTGAAGTAGAGTTGTTCTGACATTTTATTTATTTGTTTAGTTTTAGTTTGGTTGTTGACTCGCTAACAATTCACAGAGGAACGCCAAGCGAGTGCTTGTTGTCCTCTGCTGGAATCAACCCAGAGTGCCTTACGGCTCAGTCCAGAATTACCGTTTGTTTGAGAGATCGGTGACTCTCAAGCTCAGATCGGCTTATGCCCTAATTGCTCACGCTTTCGGATAATCTGATTTCGGTGCAGAAAGTAATAGATATGCAAAACCTGTCAAATCTTTTTTTAATAAAAATGAAAAGGGAGAGTGTGCAAACCCAACACACTCCCCCTTCAGCCTTGGCAAATGTAAGGCTAGACGCCGACCGATATGCGTCCTGCTGGCGAGAACCGTGATAGTTTCGCAGCCAGTCCTTCCGACACGCTCATCCGCTTTGACTGAGATTCTGAAACGCGAGGAGTCGAGTCTACACGCGAAGCTCCCTTGAGCTTTCCGATGTATTCATCTTTTTCCTTCACCATTTCTTGAAGTGCCTTCACTTGAGCTTGGAGCTTCTTGTATGCTCGGCCTTGGTTGATGAGTCGGTTCATGTCATCGACTGATGCTTCCTCGTTCGATTGCTGGGTGGCAATGAGAGCAATGGCGTCATCTTTCGATGTGTCGTATTTGATTCCCTTTTCCTTCATATAGGCCGCGATGTCATCAGAGATGCTGGACTCTTGCTCAATCTCTGCTGCTTGCTGTTTATAGCTATCGTGCCATGTATTGATGAACTTGGTTCGTGCTTCTTGTTCCTTGCGCTTTGCGGCGTTTTGGATTTCGGTCTTTGTCTGCTGGTAATTGATGAGTGCGTCAGCGTGGCGTTCCGTGGCATCAAGGTAGTCTTTGATGTAGTCCGCGAATCTGACTTGCTTGAATGTTCCCAAGCTGTTCGTGATTTCCTCAAAAGCCTCGTCACGCTCACGGATTGATGCCTGCCTATCGTCTTCGTTTGTGTGATTATAGATTGCTCCATTGGCTGCGATTGCTCGCTGGAACAATGACTGAAGCGTGCTATCATTTCCGACAATTTCCCGCGCCGAGTTGTAGCTTTGCTTGATCGGCTCAAAGTATTGCTTCTGGAAATCGGGATTGCTAGTCAGATCATGGAAGTCCAGCTTGCTACGGAGGTCTGCAATTTCCTTTGATAGGTTTGCCTCCAATTCAGCTTTCTCTTCGTTAGCTTTATTAAGCTGGGCTTGGTAGTGGTTAGCCTCTGCTGTTGTAGAGGAGTTCTGAACCAATGCTTCTAGCTCTGCGATTTTCTGCGTATACTTCGGAACCTCGTCCTTCTTAAATTTCTCCAACTCTTCTTTGAGGCGGCGATTCTCCTCAATCTGTTTCTGCACGAATCCAGACTTCTTGATGTTCAAATCCTTCTTCGGTTCGTTATCGTTAACGATAACTTCAGATTCCTCCACAGGCTCATCTTCCATTTGGCGCATTCCTAGCATCGGATCGCCAACATTCGTTCCGCTTGGCTTTCCGTCATCGGCTTGCTGCTTACTGAACTTGGCAAGGAAATCCTTTGTGTTCCCTTTGATGGGAACCGCAGGCTTGCTTGTTAGGTCTTTGATGATTTCTGCTGTGTCGTTGGTATCGCTCATAGGTCTTGTAGGTCTGGATCGGATGTTACTTGTTCTTCAACTTGGATGGTTGGTTTTTTGGTTTTTTTGAATTGGGTAGGTGTATCCTCCCCGATTGTATTTATCCTGTTGAAGATGTCCCGTGCCGTATCAATGCCGCTCGATGGTTGAGCGGTCATTAGTAGGTAGGTTTGTAGTGCAGCCCAATCCTCGTGATTGGCTATGCTGGCGCAGAGGCTTTTGATTTTATCGGTTTTCATACATCAGGTTGAGGTGGAGTCTTTGGTTTCTGTTCTTCAGTTTCCATTTCAGTTTCTTCCATCTCAACTTCTTCGCCGGGAGTCTCGATCTCTTCTTCCTCGGTTTCTACCTCCTCGACTTCTTCCTCTTCTTCCATCTCTGGAGCTTCGGGAGCCTGCTGCATAGGCTGTGCTTTGCCCATTGTCTTTTGAATCTCTGCGCGAGCCTTGGCTTTCTGTAGCGCGAGTTGGGTAATACCCTGTTGCTTGCGTTGCTCGGTGCGCTGGGCGTGGCTGATGGATGCCTTTCCGATAGAGATGTCTGCGAGCTTCTGCTTGGTGTCGATCTCGATACCAGACTTGGCAGCGAGGTATTGGAGCTTGATGTCTTCTTCGGACATTCCTTTGCCTTGAGCCTGCTGTTCGCTCTGGAGCATTTCTTGGTAAACGGAATTGATCTCGTCGCCCATCTTTCCAGCTTGTCCCATACCTTCCATGAACTGCTTGAGGAAGTCTTCTTTGGATTGGTCTTTGGCAATGAACTCCACATGGGCCATGATGTGACCACCCTTGAACTGGATGGAACGAACAACCTTGGCGAGTTCGTTGACATCCGCAGCGCCAGCTTGGATCGCTTCCATGTTGGTCTGAATCTGCAACATGAGGTCTTGGAAGTGACCAGTAGCGTGTTCGATGTGCGGATCGGTTGGCAAGACTGGGAAATTCGCTGGATTGACGAATACATCCGTCATTCCTGCGTTCTCGAAACCAATGATACGAGCCGTATCATCAATCTTGCTCATCTTGAAGTTGCGATACCTAGCTACATTGTCCCGCCCCGCCAAAGCTGCGATGGCATCTTTAACGGCATTCTCTTGTCCTTCGTTGGCTGGAGTGATGCTAGTAAGCGATACAAGTTTCTCCGCTGTGATGAGCTTGAAGCTAGGGCTTCCTGCTCCGTTGATGAGGTTGCTTCGGACGCTTGTGATGTTCTTCCAAGCGGCAGCTTCTTTAGGAGTTCCAAGTTCTTCAAGAATTTCGTAGAATTTTTTGACATACTCGTATCCCTCGTCATTGCGAGTTGAGGATACAAATCGGCGGTATAGCTCACGGAAGTATAGAGTTTCGCACTCGTTGAAACGCCTGATTTGAGTTCCAGAAAGTTTTGCCGATTCCGCCGCATCCAGTTCCGCTTCGCCTTTGGTGCGTTGGACTCCACCCGATGTAGGCGCATTGATGCGATACTGGCCGAGGCCGCGATAGAGATCGCCCATGTAGAACTGCATGAACTGCATTCCCTCTGCGACTGGCATCTGGAACCTGTTCTGTGTGAACTTAGCTCCGTCTGGCATAACGCTGATCGGAAGCCATTCCATCTGCTTGAGCATCTTGGTTGAGTCTGGCGAGCCGCCATCCAATAGAAGCATTGAGTTCAAACGAACGGCATCAACAAGCCCGTTCATCGTGAAGTCATACTGGCGGCAAGCTACGAACGCCGCTTCCGCTTGGGACTTGATGTCATGGAATAATCCACTACCCACCGAGTCGGTGAGCATATAGAGGATTTGATCCCATTTGTCGAAAAGCCCGACATTAAGTTGGAGAAAGCCATGTTGTTCACGGACAACCGCTTCGCTGACTTTTTCGTTGCTTTTGACGAATTGGTTGATGTATTGGCTGATCGGGTTGTAGTCTTGGAGGATGACTGCTTTCGAGATTTTGCCGTCGAATTCCCTCCAGTAGATTTCGTAGAGGTCGATCTTTTGGTTGACCGATAGCGACCAGTTGAACCCGCTTTCCGAGATCGTGCGGAAGAAGTCTTCCCTCGTTTTGTTGTGTTCCGAGAACGCTTTGTGGAACCTAATGGCGTCGATGACTGCATCAACATTCCACCCAAGGTCTTCGGCGGCAGATCGGTTCTCGATGACTTTGTAGAGTTGATACGGGGTGAGTCGAACTCGCCGCACAAATTCTTCCAGATTCGAGAAATCAACCTTGATGTCATCAGGGAACAAGAGGTCAGAAAGCGGAACATATTCTGGCATCCAGCCAAGAGGGCTGTGCCACATACCGATGCCTTTTCCGTAGAGCAGCATCGACTCAAGTTCTTGTTCTTTGTTGTAGAGATACCCCGGCCATTCGCGGATCGCTTTGTCAAACGCGAGCGTAATGTTTTCCGTGTGGACGAGTCTTTCTTTTTCATTGCCATATTTTGTTTCGATTGAGGCGCAGGCTTGCCGCTCCGTAATTACATCGTAGTAGCTGGACTTCTGGTTGTTTACGATGAACTCCATCTGCCCCCAGTTCACATCGGCCTGCCAAGGTAATTTCTTTTCAGCTAGCTTGCTATATCCTGTAGGCGGAAATCGCTTGTAGCTTTTGTATACCCGAATGCGTTTATTCTCGCGCCCAACATTTGACAGCGAGAGATTGTTTGCGATATTCCAAGCGTGATTGGATGATGAAATCCTAGTATTTGGGACTTCTCCATCTGGGCCGAGAGTTAAAAGTGAAAAGTTGTCTGATCCGACTGAGATAGGCATAGTGTTTTATCGTTAACGATAGAGTTATTTGTTGAACATATTGTTTAACGCTTGTCGGCGTTGGCGACAACTAGAGCATCCTTTAGCTCTTTGTTCAAGCCTTGTTCCTGCTATTTTATCAACAACACGCGCCACACCATGAATGGCTTGTGCTACTCTATCTCCAGCGCCGATCCAACACCTATCCGCTGGTTGGCGTTCGCAGATTTGTGTTTCGATAATATCTGCTAAATCGGCTGGCGCAGTAACGCCATTCGATCTCATGTCCTTAATCGTGTTCTCGATTAGGCGCGTCAATGATTCTCCATATACAGTTGCTGGGAATTCAAGGTTGTTGCGGGTGATCGTGTATTTATACCACCAGCCACCTACAGGAGCGCGTCGAGGTTCTTTAAGTTTCATCTTGCCTTTCGCGGGAAGATGGGGTTTTATCGCTTTCATGTCAAGAAAAATTGTTGCTCAAAATGGCATTCGTAAATACGGGATGGTCTTCCCAGAAAACATGAACCCGCTTGAGATTGAACTTTACTGCTATGCTTTAACCCGTGGTGACTACGGAAGGACGATGCGTGTGAAGAAGAACATGGAGCTTTCTGACTACAAACTTTTGTCGCCATTTGAACACTTCATCCAAGCGGTTCAGTATATGTGGCCGACTGATGTTGTGATTAAGAATAGAGGTTATACCAATACCCAGCTTCTTCGGACTCTTGAGGAATTGTGCAACAATGACGATGTGTGCCTCGCAGGCGCGGCCTCGATGGGTAAATCATTTCCTGTTGGTCTATGGATTTATCTGGATTGGTGCGCTGCCCCGCATTGCACATCATCTTGGGTAGCTACTACTACTCTTGGTGCTTCGGAGGATCGTATCTGGGGTATCATCTCGAAACTCTGGAAGTGTGCGTCCAATAAGATTGGGAACCTAGTTGATTACCGCCACATGATTGTATGGGGTGGCGCAGCGGGAGATGATGAGAAGGACTACCGCAATGCTATCAAGGCTATTGCATTCCCTCCCGGCTCTGAGGGTCAGAAGGCTATTGATACCACCCGTGGTCGTAAGAACGATAGGATTCGCGTAGCCTTGGACGAGTTGCCAGAAATGGAGATGGGCGCGATTAACATCAGACAGAACCTTTCCTCTAACGATGACAAGGTTTTCATTGGTATCGGAAACCCATCTGCTGGTGACAATCCACACACCCGCTGGGCCATGCCTAAAGGTCATACCAACTTCGATTCTGTGAATGCAGATATGGAGAAGTGGGAGACAGAGACAGGCGTATGCTTGTTCTACAATGGCATGAAGTCTCCGAACTTCGCCGCGCCTGTTGGCGAGCCATCTCCATTCCCGTTCCTCATGGATCGCAAGAAACAGGCGGACATATTGAAAATGTCCTACGGAGATGAGAACTCTGTGGACTATGTGCGTAACGCTATTGGCTGGTGGCCCAAGTCTGGATTCGCTCAAACGATCCTAACCGCCGATGTCATTCGTAACGCCGATACCTACAATGAGCCTATTTGGGACTACAATGATATTGTGAAGATTGCTGGATTCGATACTGCCTTTACGGCTGGCGGCGACCGATGCGTTCTGACTATCTGTAAACTTGGCTATGTCCGTGGAACTTCACAGAAGGTTATGTATCTGATGAATCAAGAAGTCATCCAGATTGCCGCTGGTTCATCCTCCGAGTTTGATGTCCAAGTTGCCTCAAAGGTCGTTGAGCTTTGCCGTAAGTATGAAGTGAAACCTAGCAAGTTTGGTATGGATGTCAGCGGTGATGGTGGTCGTATCGGTCAAGCTATCATGCGCGAGTGGATGCGGCATGATAAGGATGGGGCTTCCATCTCACTTATTTCTTCTATGGGTCGCCCGACTGATCGCATCGCAGCCGATGTCGATAAACGTCCCTGCACTGAAGTCTATGATCGCTTGATCTCCGAGTATTGGTATTCAGCCTTTCACGGATTCAAGGCTCGCGTGATCTATGGAGTTGAAACATCTGGTGAGCTTGGACGAGAACTCTGCCTTCGTAGGTATCGCACCAAAAACAAGAAGATTTCTGTCGAAACAAAAGACGATTACAAAGCGAGAACTGGGTTCTCACCCGACTTGGCTGACTCATTTCTCTATGCACTAGAGATGTCTCGCCGCAATGGTCTTGCTTTTATCGGTAACGATAAACCTGTTCCAACTGATCGCTTTTGGGCTAGGCGCGAGGAACAGGTTAAACCGATGTCCGATGATGACTACTATATGTCAGACGATGATGGGGAGGATTAGCAGGAACGAGTATGCATCCCCTTTTCAGACGCCGGGTTTCCAAACTTGCGGTCGCCCATACGGACGCCTCCCGAGTTCGATGTGGCGGGTCGAAGCCATGCTCCACTGCCGCTCATCAGTGTTGCTCGCCTGCCTGCTAAAATTATTCTAGCACACCTTGCAATTCCATCAAGTTCGCCAACTCTTCGCTGATTGTAATCCTGCAAACCTTGTCTCCCTCGAAAGTTGTTCCCAGCATTTCGAGTTTCTCTAGGTCTGACTTCTTGATCCAGCAGTCCACCCATTGCTGGCGGAAACGAATCTTCTGTGGGTTTTCTGCAACGAATGTGCCTTCGCACACAATAAGTGATTTGAACATATTATTTGAACTGGTAAACTAGGTAGCCTTTTTCTTTTGCCCACGCTGGGTTGTCGTGGATTCTTTGGTGACAGGGGCGGCATACAGCCATGAAAGTGCGCTTCTCACA